CACAAAGATATTGAGCCTGATCGTGATGATGAAGGTGAAATAGTTTGGGATCAGGGCAATAGTGCTGAACCTATTGATGCAGGTAGATGCTGCAATAAATGTAATGAAACTATTGTACTACCAACACGATTTACAGAAGTAATGTTAGGTGACAAATGAAATATTTAACTGATGCTTGGCAACCAAGCAACGATCTATGTGAGCAAATCAAGGAGGTAAATCACAATGAAGAAACTAAGTACTTTAAATACTTCAATATCCGTAACCAAGTCAGAAGAGATGACTGGAATAATGAATATAAAAAATGGTGTGCAAGATCAAAGACTCGCAGACTTAGTACTAACACAGCAAAAAGAAATAACACCAAGCAAAGCAACAACACTAACAGTTTCTTTGCTAGAGTCCATGCTGAACTGCGTAATAAGTGAATCAGTTACAGCAGAATATGATTTCAAAAGATGGGTGCTACCACGTGGTAACATATTCAGTGGCACTATCGAAGAACAAAAAGAACAACACAGAAAAACTATTGGCTTGATGAAGAAGCTAATGGTTTGTGCTGATCAAACAACTATTGAAAACTGGATCATGGAAGTCTTGGTATGTACTACTGCACAAGCAAGACTTACTGAAGCAGACTTGGCTTTGAAGTGCAGAGTGTATGCTAGTAAAATGTCTCATATACCTGCTGATATACTTAAGGCTGCGTGTGACGAGATATGTAGAACCAGTACATTCTTTCCATCACTAGCTGAGTTTATCAAATACACAGACACATCTTACAATAGACGTGTTCAATTAGTAGATAACATACTTAGTAAAGTAGCAACTTACTCAGATAAAAATGATCATAATAAATATTTAAGTGCTTGATTTATTTAGTAAAATAGATTAGGCTGATAGCAACTAACTTAAGAACGTGGAGGTTTTAATGACAGTTAGCACAATCAATCCTACTCAATCGCCATACATTGAAGACTTTATTCGTGGCTCAGACATGATAAAAATTATGACTGGTCAATGGAATGAATTATGGAGAATCAAGAAAGGTTTGCAAGGCAGACCTGACTTATCATTTCAATTCAATGTACAACTTGGATTAGCCACAGAAGATTTCAATATCAAATGGGCTGAAGATAATTATATGCTGAAGTTTAACAAACAAGCTGCTCGACAAATGCAGTATGGTTCAATTAAATTAACAGGTACACTTGATGGTTTCTCAGGCACTAATGCTGAAGATGAGATTGAATACATTGGTATCGAGTGCAAGCATACATACTCCTACAATACTATGGATAAGATGCTTGAATATTATATGCCACAACTACAGTTCTATATATGGATTGCTAAACTAAACAAGATGGTATTCTCTGTTATCTTTGGTAATCAATGGAAAGCAGTAGAAGTATATCCATCTCAAGAATATTTAGAATTAATGCAAGAACAAATCAAATTGTTTTGGGAACACATTGTTCACAACACAGAACCTGATGATGCTAATTATAATAATGATGTACTCAGACGTAATGCATCTTCATACATTGATAGTGTACCTATCAACAAGATGACTGCACGAGATGCATCACAAAGCAATAGCTTTACAGAATATACACAACAATATTTGCAACATGAAGATGCTGCAAAAACATTTGAGGCTGCGAAGAAAGCCTTAAGAGAAGAGATCAGGCCTAATGAAAGGGAGGTATACAACGACCTGATATCAGTAAAGAGAGACAAACGTGGATCGGTACGTGTAACAAAGAAAGGGTAAGCCGATCACTACTTACCCTTTATTATCTATAACATCTGGAGGTCGACATGACAGACAATAAAACTAATATCAAGAAAGCAGTTCCAAGTAAAGAGTACAACTTGAAAACTGCTATGCTTGAATTTCAAAAGCTATCCATAAGTGCAAGTAAAGATGGTAAGAACCCACACTTTAAAAGTAACTATGCAACTTTGGAAGCTGTAATACAAGCAGTAAATCAAGGTAATCAGTTTGGTTTATTCTTTACCCAAGAAATAAAATTTATAGATTTATATGACAATAATGAAGGATTAAATCAAAGTAATTTATTTCCGATTGTACGTACTACTGTGCATCATGTAAATGATGACAATATATATGTATCTGAATGTCCAATCATACTGCAACCTGCCTCACTACAAAACCCACAAAAACTGGGAGCAGCGATAACATACTTAAAGAGATACACTTTGCAGAGTGTGTACGGATTACCATCTGAAGATGACGATGGTAACTTGGCAAGCAAGCCTTCAATAAAAACTGGAAACAGTAAATCATCACAAGGAGAACATGACGATGGATTATGATAACACAGACAGAGGTAGCCTATTCAAACCACGAGCAGATGAAAGTCTGCTTGTGCAAGGAAAGATGGATAGCAATCGTGACGAATACAGAATTGTAATTATTAAGTCTTCATTGCCTGATGGCAAGATTGCAAGAGATGTATATCAAAAGGTTGGTACTATGTACGAGAACGAAAAGACAAACGAGAAAGCACCTGACTTCTCAGGGCCAGTACAATTTAATGGTCAAGAGAAACGTAGGATAGCTGCTTGGAAAACTGTATCGAAAGATGGCAGTACTAAGTTCTTGTCTTGTCGTGTTGGTGACTCAACACCACGTACTGACGGATTCAGTAACAGTCAAACAATCGATCATCACATAGATGATGATGTAGAAATACCATTTTAATAGGAGATAACAATGATAGGTAAAGCTAGAAACACAGATCCAAGAACCTCACATGAGGCTGCACAAAGCATGGACACTAACAGACTAGAACGTATCGTACTAGATGCCATCAAAGCACATGGCAAGAATGGTGCTACACATGACGAGGTATGGGATTACTTGCACCAAAGCAAAAGTAATCCCCAATACCGAGAGGGTAGCATCACACCAAGATACAAACAACTAGAAATGAAAGGACACATCTACACAGATGGCACTACCAGAAAAGGTAGGGCAGGTCGTGGGCAACTAGTTAGGTATTTAAATGTACACAAACCAAAAGATTTTAATGCTGAAGATGTTCGTGATGCTGTTTTGTTAGAGCAAGAAGAAAAAGATTACCAAGATGGCATGGCAAATCTACATGAAGATGCTGCTTGGCACAGACACGAGCAATATTTAAAAACTGTGCAAAAAAACAAGTGATTTAAGAGCCGTACAGTAGGGGTAACGCACCCCTGCTGTATGATTGTAACCAAATAATATCTTTACGTCTGTACGTTTTGCATACGCACCACTAAACGGCCTGCCCTATTTGGCACTTGTTTATACCACCTAGAGTTAGTCATTTCGTATGCAGCTTCAAACCAATCACGTTGATCCACTGCTTTTTTCATGTTTTTAAATTTGGATAGTCTTGGTCTGCCCATATTAAACATCATGTTGGCAATGATATGTTGCACATCTACTGGTAGTACATCAAAGTCTTCGTAAAGTTTCTTACATTCATCAATGGTAACGTGTATGTCTTGTTTCAAACAATTCTCTACTCGCTCTTCAGATACAGGAGTACCCACAGGCTTTTCATATTCCTCATCCCATTCTGTAATAAGATGTCCTACTCCCATAGTAGGTAGTCCTAAGTGATCAAGATAGACTTCGTGCTTAACACCTTCGTCTTCTATGATTTCTTTTTTAAATTCCTCCATATTCATTTCGTCAATCCCTTTTGTTTTTCATATGTTCTAAGTCCACCTAAACCTAACATACCCATCAATACTGTCATCAATGATCCCATGTCAAATGTAGGTAACTCAGGTATAGCAACTCCAATATAAGCACACAAGAATATTGTTATGGGAGCTAATACAAAATGCCAACATAGTGCTACACCACAAGTCCAACCTATGAATGGCCTCCACCCTGCAACAAAGATTGACTTATGTTGTGCCTCTGCCTTGTTAATTTCAAGCTGACCTTTAGCTAGTTCTTGTGCATGGTTCTCAGCCATAGTTGCCACCTCATGTGCCAACTTATTCTTCATGTCTTTGTCTTCTATGAACTTACCAAGTAAATTACTTACTGGCCCTATCAATGCAGTTAACATTAGTTATGCTCCTTATGTTCGTGACCCATCCATATACCAAAAACACCTGTCATCACACCCATGACCACAGATACAAATGCTGATTGTGCTGCTGTTGGTGCATCTAAATCCATAAACCATTCAGCACATCTCCATGACATAACTGTACTAGCAAGCATCATACATCTTGGTAGTATCTTCCATTTAAGAAACTGCTCAACTGTAACCACTAGTACACCTTTACTTTGTCTGTATCTACAAAAGGTACGAGTTTACATATACACTCATATGTTTGTGGCTCATCACCTTTCATAAATGTTTGGTTATCTAATACATCTTTGTAATGTATACACACATTAACATTCTTAAAATATATACCACCATTAACAATACCATTTAATGTGCAAGCAAGTAGGAAAGCTGTCATATGATACCTTTCTTTTTGGCTATGATTGCTAGTACTGTAACAACACCTGATAATAAAGCAGTAATAAGTATAGCTAATACAACTTTCATTACTGTTTCTTTTATCTTTTCTTTACGTTTCTCTGCGTTAATTCTAGCTTCTCTTCTAGCTTTGCGTGCATCAGCACAGTAAGATACATAGTCATTGTACAAACCTGCTCTGCCGTATAGCTGCATAAACTCTCGGAGCTGTTCGTTCTTAACTCGAATCTCTTCCAAAGCCATAAACTCTTCTAGGTCATTGTCTTCTTTACCTAGAAAGTTAGTCCAGATACTATTCTTTTTTTTGTGTAAATCTTGTTTGAGTTGTTCTTCAGCACTAACAAACTTGGAGATTGCTGCACCTGCTGAAGATAGTTCTCGACCATTTTGAATGGTCTGTTTAATAATTGCAAAAGCACTGTTAGCGACCACTAGCATTTCAAGCATAGTGTCACCTCAGTAATAAGCCTACCATCATAACAATCATAGTACCTGCTGTACCAATCATAATATGTTCAATGCGTTTGATGCGTAAGATAGTTTCTTTCCATCTCTCAGCACAGACTGCTTCATGTGTGTCTATCTGTGCCTTTACATCACTTGCTTTAACCATTTAACTTACTCCGCTTGTGCTGCAAGATGTGCTGCATAAGCAGCCTTTACTGCATCTGTGAATACTGGTGTGCAGATTGCAGAAACATCTGCATCTTCTGCTGTAAGGTCAGCATCAGGCATAACTACATGTCTATGAAAATTACGGCTAATCTCTGTGCCATCCTCATTAATAATAGTAGCTGTTCTTACCTGTACAGAAGACCAACTACCATTGTTAATTACTTCTATCTTGTCGTTTATTGTTGTCTTAGTCAGTGCCATATTTTATCTCCTTTGGTTGGACTGTCCACGTTCAAGACGCATCAATAGTTTCTTGTAGTTTTTGTTGCTTGAGAGCTTCAATCTGCTCTTCAGTTAATCCAGATATTTCTTCATCTGTTAAAACACCATGTAAGGTATATGTACCATTTGTAATAACAAACTCTGTTCCGTCTATTCTAACTATTTCTGTCATGTTTCACCTTATGTTTGGACAACACCAAACCCTTTCCAAGTTCCTGGAGTTCCTGCAGATACGCAAGTCCATCCTAAATATTCTGTTGCTAAAGGATTTCTATTATAAAACTTATCACCTAATTTCCAAGTACCTGCAGCAGGTAAATTATCAGCAAAATAAATTTGCTCCGCAGCTATAAATGGTTGATGATTCCCACCATCTTGACCCGGCAAAGTACTAGAAAGATTATACATAAATGGATTTGAATATACACAATTAAGTCCTGCGGCAGGGTTTGCTCCAAATGGTGACATTTCAAATCTAATAGAACTAAGTGATATTGTTGTGTATGTTAAGAATGAATATAAAATTGTTTGCCTTTCTAATTGTGGCCTACCCTCATTATATTCTGAAAATTGCCATGAATGATAGCCACCATCAATGTCAGTTGTACTGTTTGGTTTAAAGTTAAACGTTGGTCTAATAGCAGCTTCATCAAAATAAGATATCAAAACATTTACAGCAATCCATCTATTTGCTGAAATAGACAATCCACTTACTGTATATGTTATTGTCCCAGCTCCACTTGTTGTATAAGCTGTACCAACAGAACCTTCAATTCCTATAAATGGTGCTGTAGGTGTAGAGTTTGCATCAGAGATAACAACATCAGCTCTGCTATTAGATTTGTCCATGCTTTTGTTATAATACAAAGCAACACCCATTGCTTTAGCAGCAGTAACATAGCTTGTAGGTGAAAAAGTATTGTCAGTAGACATAACATTAAAACTGGCATCAGAATGAACTTTCATACTATTTTCATTCACATAAATATTTGCACATTTAAAAAGTATAAGATCATCAGTGGTTGTACTACCAGAATTAAAATTGTTTTCAATCACAGCACCATTGTTGAAAATAAGATTAATAAGATAATCACCACCGTTTGCTTCGAAGTAATTATTAGCAATACGCAAACCAGTGTAAGTGCCAGACATATGTATTGTATTATCATTGCTTTCAAAGTTGTTTTTCTCAATGATAATATCGTTACCTAATAATGTCATTCCATTTGTATTTTGCCCAGCTTGGTTTCCTACAAAACGTAGAATGTTTACTATTTGACTATCAAGATTTCTCCAAATATTTGTATTACGTGTAATAGTGCAGTTTGTTACTGTTACAAGACCAATACCAGTAGCACCACCGGCATTGTAAACGTCAAAGGCTGAGGTAAAACCATTAACAGCAATACGATTAAAGGTATAATCAGTATTAAATTCTGTGCCTACTTTCCAAGCAATACCTGCAGTAGGCATGTCTCCAGTTTCTAAAGTCGCAAAGTTCAAATCTTCAATACATATTGAAACTTCAGAAGACCCAGCATCTATTAACAAAGCTGCTCTATCAGTATGAACAGGCATTATAGTAGGTAAACAATCTGGTTGTGCATCAAATATTTGTGAGTATTGTTTAAATCTACCAGTGCCTACAAGTTTATAAACTCCTGGAAGTGGCACTATAGCAGCAGTTGTCTTATATGTTCCATTAGGAAAAAACAATGTTCCACCTGATCTTCGAAAAGGTGTCATTACACCACCATCACCAAGTGTGGCCAAATAATCAAGAGCAGCTTGAATTGCAGCAGTATCGTCTGCAACTCCATCTCCAACAGCACCATAATCTTTTACATTAATTATAGCACCATCAATCATACGATTATTTATTTTTGTAAGTGACATTTTTTACACCCTAAATTGAAATGAGAACCAAAAATAACAATCTGAATCTGTATTGGAAGCCGTTATTCTTGCGGTTGTATTATTCCAAAGTTCTGCATAAGTTTGACCTGACTCACCACGCATTGTAATTTGACCATTGGTAATTCCCACAAATCCATATGGAGAAAATGACCCAGCAAATTCACTTGATGGTGTAAAAGGAAATCCTCCAAATCTAACATTTCCTGAAGCTGTTGTTTCACTAATCCTCACGAAACCTTGACAATTAACAAGATTGCCAATCTTTGTGTAAGTTCCAGTTTGTTGAACGTAACTCTTATCGCCATCTGACGATGTGAAATAAAGAGTTGGAGTCCACGTACCCTCTTCATAGTCATCGAGAGCATTAGCCGCAGCAGTGTCACCGTTAAAGGTAATGCCATCAGAGGTAAATCTTGCAATTTCAGAAGTACCTATACCAACAAATATCTTAGGTATGCTTCCTCCTGTAGCACCTATTCGTGCATAGTATGGAGTAGACCTAAGACCAAAAACAACTTGACCAGCAACAGTTGTGTTACTGTTTGTAGGATTGTTTAAAAATAATGTAGGGCCAACAGTTACTTGAGCATCGGCAGCAGTTGCATCATAAGCAGTTATGTCACTTATTTTGATTTCTTGTTCTTGCGTAAATTCTTGAGCAGTATCTAGTTTTGCAATATTAGATGGTGTTGGTAATGCTGTTCCACCAACAGATAAAGTGCCATCAACATCCACATCATTGAATGTTGGATTCCTTCCAAAAATACCACCATGTTGTTTAATAGTCATTATTTACCTCACAAAGTTGCAATAACAAAAGCAAGTAATTCTTCATAACGTACACCATAAGTATTACCTGCCGTTCTTATTTGATTGCCATCATCATCAAATTCATCTTCCCATTCATCATAACAAAAAATACCATAATCATTAGGATCAAGACTTTCTGCAACAAAAGCAGCTTGTACCTCTTGTGCAATTACACCAATATGTATTCTTGCATTATCACCTTTTGCTGCAACAGCATCTCTAAATTTAAATTTTTTAATTAGACCTTTTATTGCTGTGGCCACTCTAAGTTCTGCATCACTAAGATTAGCTACTTGCTCTTTCTGTCGTTCATCAGATGTATTGATTGTTCCAGTTGCTGCATAAATAACAGACCAACGATTACCACTTGTTCCAATAGAACCTGTGTTGTCTGTTGAAGGTATAAAAGCTATATCACCTGAGTCAAATGCTGCTTTGGACACACCTCCTGCTTGGAAAAAAACATCTCTTGCTGTTGTATATGTATCTAAATATATATTGCCACTATTAGCATTAATATTAGCAACAACAGTTGCACCACCATCTTCAAATTTAATATTTGGATTACTCGAAGCCACAACAATATCTTGTGTTGTTGTTGTAACTGCTGATCCATTGTACCAAACACCACCTTTATACAAAACATTTGCATCGGCAGTACTATCAGTACCGTTATTTGCTAGAGTTATATTGCCTAAGACTAAACTGCCATTTGCAAAATCAATCGCAGTCGCATTTTCTTTTAGCTCTGTGTCTGAAGTACAGTATACAGTACCTCCATTTGCTTCGATTGCTTTTGTGCAATGCTTTATTCTAATAGGATATGCAGCTATAGCCGCACTAGCCGAAGTTGTTTTTAGAGCATCAACTAAAGCACCACCTTGAGATTGTGCTAAATTTATACTTGTGCCTGATCCAACAGTAAACCCAGCAACACTAGAAGAACCAAAACTTACTCTAACAAACTGTGCTTCACCACCAGCTACACCCTGATATAGTTCTTGAGCCGTAGTACTGCCACCTAATTGTGATCTATTTAAATAAATTTCACTAGCTCCATAACTTCTAAAAACTTTATCACCCGCACCAACAAAACCTGAGTAATCAAAAGCATAAAATCTTGAGCCACTACCTCTTAGAAAAATTAAATCATGCTCTGTTCCTGCAGTTCCAGAATATGCTAATCCAACAAATCTCCACGTCATTCTTCCACCATTTAGGCAGTTAATGAAACCCTCTCTAGCAGAACCATCCCAACCTGTGCTAGTTGCTATAATTGAAGACTTATAAATAACAACCTGATTTGCAGTTAATCCGTTTGTAAGCGTGTTGTCTATTGTGCCAATACTAGGAGCGCCTTGAGGAGAATTTATATCAAAGGTAAAAGTTAATCTATCTCCAGCAATAGCTTTTACGATATGTGCGCCATTAAAACATTCTTCTTCGCCAGAACCTTGTGCGTTTTGTATACCTATAACAGAGCCTACGACAGCATCTGCACTTAATGATGAGCCAACAGTTACAGTAATTTCATAAGTTGTTCCAGAAACAAGCGATGCAGCATATGTAGTTATTTGCTGAAAAGTAGGTGATGCTGTGCCACGTATATCAATTTCAGTACCTGATCCATCAAGATCAATATATGTATTAACAGTATGTTTGCCATCTGCTATCTCTAAATAAAAGGTTGCTTCTGGAGAAACTTTGCATCCTCTCATCCAATTAATCATTGCTTGTATATCGTCACCACTTGTAGGATCACATACAAGTTTTGCTGATTCACCTGACTTTAAATATAATGGTTGATTTGCTGTAAAAGCAGCTAAAGCGGCTGCATCTCCAGTTAAAAAATCTGATACAGACACAAACTCTTGTAGCTTGTTTTGTACTGTGCGTGTTTGCGCACCAGTTCCACCTTGATTGTAGTTTACATTAGCACTTTCGCTGTCTGCTGTATTTATGGCATTACCAATAATCACTTCTATAGATGAGTTTAATGGTGGTGCTTCTGTAAATGTAAGAGTTGTTGTGCTAATACTAAATGTTGATTTTTCTTGATACACACCATCAATATAAATTTGACAGTTATTTTTTGAACCTGCTGCCACTGTAGTAGTGTAGGCTACAGTACTGCCATCACCTATAAATGTGTTATTAGTATAGTTTGCACCAATAACAGTATTAGAAATTAATTCATTTGCAGCTACTGCCTCAATATTTCCTTCAGTATCAAACTTAAATATTTTATCTGCACGAGCAGTAGCACTTGGTAATTCTACATTTAGCACTGGATCAGAATCAGGCATCCTTATTGTTCTATTAATGCCATCATTTAAATCTGAAGCTATAGCAGTAAATCTATCTAACTCTGTATTAAGTTTAGCAACTTCAAATGCACCTGATGATGGAAAGTCAGTAACTCTTGAAAGCTCTACATCTCTTGTAATTATTACTGTTGAACCACCTGCTATACCTACAACTTCATTACCTGCTGTAGTCGTAATAGTACCTGTAGAACCACTGCCACCTGTTACTGTGTAATGTGTAGCTAATGTTTTAAGAGTACCATCAACATAGAAGTTTAAATCTGAATCATCAAAAAACTCAAAGTTTACTGTAAATGTTGTTTGGGTTATACCTGATGCAACTGTATAACTTACTCGTGGTGTATTGTCACTTAATGCTATAGTCATTAGAATCTATTCCTTAAAATTCTATTTATGTCACCCTCATCTGTATCCTGCAGCATACGACCTAATTGATTCATCTCATCACGAATAAACCATAATCGCATATAAGGCAAGTTTTTTATGAATTGTGAGGCTCCATTCATATCACCATCTACTGCAAATTTATAAGCTCCTTCTGCCAAATCATAACCTATACTTGGCCCTGCACCACCTATTCCAGTAAATGCATCAACGTAACTTTTTTCTTGTGGAAATTTTGGCTGAAGTAATCCCATAGATATATCAGGGCCACCTAAAGCTAAAGATGTCTGCATACTTGTATAAAATAAATCACTATACATTGCACCTAAACCTGATGAATCAAAAGATCTGGCCATCTTATCTTCAATGGACATTTTATCCCAAATATAACTTGTTCCTGCTAAATCATACTTAATTGACAATGACATATAACCAAGACCCATAGCTGTTATTGCTGCTATAGCTCTATTTTTTGCCTGTCCTGTTGCCATTGCTGCAGTAATTTTATTTGCAGCAGCAAAGCTATATGACCAAAATTGAAATGGCAATCCTGCTAAACCAGTTTCTATTCTGCTATATCCTCTATATCTAGCATCTTCTTTCATACCAAACTTTTTACCTATCCATGATGGTATATAAGCTACTCCGTCTGCAATAATAGGTTTGTCTGCAGGTGTACCCATAACAACAGTATTACTTACACCTGAGTTTATTGCTACTCTAAACTTATCTAATGTTTCTTGTGAAGTAGTCCATTTTTCAGTATTAGCTAAATACATACCACTATCAGACTTTTCCCAATTAGCATTAGATATTTCTATAGAGGCTTGTTTATCTATGCCATATCTTCTTAAATACATTATATCTTTAGATGTTGCTGTGCCATTTGCATCTTTAATAGCAAACTCAATTAACTCATGTTGTCTTATTATACCATCTAGTTTTTTAATAATATTAGTAATAGGAGCAAGTCCATTAAGTATATAAAATGTAGATCTTGCTTTAGTCCTAAATCCACTTTCCAATGGATTGTTAGTAAGGTCTTCAACATACTTCATATGTGCATCACCTTGAAGTATTTCCAATGCTTCTGCGGCAACACGAAGTTCTTTTCTTGTCATTCTTACTTTGCTGTCCGAAAGGATTCCATACAACCCTTTGAAAACATTCTTCATTTCGTGTTCCATAAATACTTTGGCAACATCAGGAATACTACTTATACCTGCAGAACCTAAGTAATTAAGCTGTGCTAGATCTCTTAACATATTAGCAAATCTTAAATCTAATCTTGTTGGATCTGTAAGAACACGACCAACTACTCTATCGTAAGAGTGTAAAAAGTTTTTACGTAGTTTGTTTATCTCACTTTCAGATCTACCTGCTTTAAGCATATCATCATCAAGATCATCTAAAACATCATCAATAGATCTTCCACCATACTTTTTAGAAAACTCATACTTTGGTGCAACTCTTTGTGTATATATTCTCATTACCTGTACTGGATTAGTTTCAATAAAATCAGTAACAAGTTTATTAGGAATATCTAATTCTCTGTGTCTAAAATGTTTTGATTTGCCATAACCATAAAAAGCAACACTATCATCAGTAAGATCTGTAGCTTCATTAGTAAGTTTTTTAATTACAGAATCAACTCTTTCTTGTACAGACTTAGGATTTGTAGCTCTAATAATCTCATCAGGTGTTCTTGCAGGAACTCTTTCGGTTAATCCTTTAGCATTTTTAATAGTAATTGTTGGATTAGATATGAACCAATCAGTAAGTATTTGTGCAAACTTTTCTCTGTTTTCTTTTATCTTGTCTGCTGACCAGTATCGAGGAAAAAAGAACTCTTCATTTGCAGGTAATACAGGTGTTTCTTTAGCTATTTTTAAATTAGCATCAAGATCTATTAACTCATTACTATTTCTTTGTATTCTTCTTATCAATGCATTTTTCTTAAACTGCATATTTTTAGATAAGAACACACCTTTTTTTTGTTGTAACTTTAATGATTCTAAAAATTCTATTTGTTTAGGAGTAAGGCCTATTTTATCACCAACTCCCATAAACCTATCATTTAAATCTTTTAATATAACATCATATTTATCTTGTGCTTGTTTATTAAGTACAGCAATTTCTTGTAATTCTTTTACATCCCTATAAACTCTAAGATTCTTTGCATTTACTTCTTTTTGCAAAGACTTTACATCACCAATAATGCCTTCATCTCTTAATCGTTTTTCCCATCTTTGCATGAAGCCATCTATTTGCCCTTTAACTCTTTTTTCAATGTCTGTTAATGGTTCTTCTTTTAAAATCTTTTGATAAGTTTCTGATAACCAATCATGGTATGTAGTCTTTTTTCTAACTCTTGATACAATATCATCAACATCTATATCCATAGCATATAGATTCTTACCATATTGTTCTTTGTAAATAGTACGTAAAAGATCGTGAACAGCTACCCATTCACCTTCTCTTATTTTAGATAATTGATAGACTGAGTTTTCAGATGCCAAACCAAACTTAGTTTTAGCTAAGTTCATACCACTATCACCAATAAGATTATACATAGCTTCTTTTATAACAGTAGGTATTTTAGAATCTTGAAGAACAGTTTTGATTGGTGTTGGTATAGCTTTGTAAATAAAGCTATCTAAAAACCAATTCTTTTCCAATGCCATTGGATCTTGAATACCCACATTCTTTTGTGCATCTTCATCAACTCTTCTTACTGCAAGTTCAGCATCTATTTGTGACAATATTCTTTGATTAGATTCAATATCATCTAATGTTTTGTTATAGGAATTACCTAATTCAATTTGTTTATTTATATCTTTAATACTATTTAAATTAGTTTGTTTTTCTTCTTTACTAATTTTAGGTGATTTATTTTTTGTTTCTAATTCAGCTTTGCGTTGGTTTAATCCCTTAAGTTCTGCTGCATAAACATCTGCACTTTTTGCTTTTAAGTTTGCTAACCTTTTTTCATTACCAAATCTTTCAAGAGGTAATGCATTTTTCAAACCTATTAAATATTCATTTGTATATACAGGCTCTGCATCACCTTTTTTGTTTATCTTAACTTCTTTAGTAATCTCAAAAGGTCTTTCTTTTCCACTATCCTTTGCTTTTTGCAGCAAAGTTTTATCAGGGCCTTTTTCTGTTTGCTTAATTAAGTCAATACTTTCTTTTTCTAACTGTTTTAAAGCAGCAACTCTCTTACTCATTACTGCACCAACAGCACCACCGATAATAGCACCACCACCAAAAGCCATAGCAACATTACCAAAAGACTCTTCTACAGTACCTAGAGGGTCAAATGGTAGCCTTGCAGCCTCAAGTCCTACCTGTAGACCTGCAACCTGCGTACCTACCTTCAATGCGGCTCTAGTAGGGCCTAAAGCAAATCCACCAAAAGGCAAGGCAACAAGATTAATCGGATCAAATATACCTGCTATAAGTTGTTTAGGTATACTAGACTCAAGAAGCACCTGCCTTCTTTCTTTATTTTCATCTATTTCTTTTTTTAATTCCCTCATATGCTCTTCATTTTTAGCATCTATAAGATCAACAGCATATTCTTCATAACC